GCTACCTAATGCTGCAGAAGGCAGTCGACCTGCCGGACGGCCTGGCGACCATCGAAGAGTATGCGGAAGTTTTGCGCCGCTGGGTACGCGGCGAGCTGGTAGACAAGAACGAGTTCCTCGCGCAGATTCGCGAGAGGCTCGGCGACTTATAAGGAGGGAGAAATGACAGACGAACAGAGAAAGACGAACCTGGACTTCCTGATGACGGTAGCAGGGATGATGAAGATCGCGATCGAGGACGGCGGCATACTGGGAATCGACCGATACTGGAAGGGCGACAAGAGCACCATCGACGTGCACATGAAAGCCGAAGCCTGGCACGAGTATTTCGATACCCCGGACGAGGTCGTAGAGGATCGCGGCGATGGCTATAGGGAACTTACCGCCTATTATCGCGGTCTGAGGTTTTTCTGCCTGGAGGACATCGTATGCGCGTAAATGGATCCCACAAGCGCTACAGACTTCGCCAGGACACGACGATGGTCTGGGGCTTCTACCAGGTACCGAACCCGTACGGGTACGGCTGGGTGCCGATCAAGTCGCGGCATCCGCGCAAGATGATGCCGAAGGTGCCCTGCCTGTTCAGACGCGAGTACGCGGAGCACAACTTCAGAAACGAAAGGAGAAACTAATGGGTATACCAGTCTTAATTCTTGGCGCAAGCGGAACCGGCAAGAGCACGAGCCTCCGCAACTTTAAGAAGGGAGAGATCGGCGTGCTGAACGTGGCGTCGAAGCCTCTGCCCTTCCGTGGCAAACTGGACGTCGCGAACACGAGCGACTACGAGGCAATCAAGACCACGTTGATGAAGAACACGTTCAACGCCTACGCGATAGACGACAGTCAGTACCTGCTGGCCTTCGAGAACTTCGCCAGAGCCTACGAAAAAGGCTACGACAAGTTCACGCAGATGGCCGTCAACTTCCGGCTCCTGCTTGACACCATCATCAAGGGTACGAGCAACGACACCATCGTCTATATGCTCCACCATCCAGAGTTCGACGAGTACGGCCATATGAAGGCCAAGACCATCGGCAAGATGCTCGACCAGCAGCTCGGCGTGGAAGGGATGTTCAGCATCACGCTCATAGCGACCACGGACGGCGAACACTACAAGTTCGTGACCAACGGTCAGCCGCCTGCAAAGTCGCCCATCGGGATGTTCGCTGATAAGGAGATCGATAACGACCTGCGGATGGTGGACGGCATCATTCGGGAATACTGGGAATTGAAACCGCTTGTGGGTAAGAAAAATGCTGATTAAAAATCCAGACCGAGATGCTCAACTCTTACAAGCTGACGAGGAAGTAATTGCGCTGATGCACGAAGCCGGTTTTCTTACGATGGATGAGGCCTTAAACAGGCTAACACCACAGGAAATAGACGAGTGCGTCAAGTTAATAGAGGAAGGAGCAAAAAGACTTGGCGATAAAAGTAATAACAAGAGACGGCGTTATAAGTGAGTTTATGCCGCTGGTTATACAGTATGGAGCAGACACATCAGATTTGCTCCAGTATGGAACAAGAGTGGCGCAACGGCTTACAAGCGAAGCAAGGAAAAATGGGTTAAAACTTACGTTTGTACTTGACGAGATTGTTGACCGAGCAACAGGTATAGATTTAACGCTTGTTGTTGTAGATGCTCATTACGAATCAATTATCAGCGAGGCGAAAAAGGCCTGCAGAAGCCGTATTGAAAACACGATGGAAAGCATCGATTCGATATTGAAGGAGGCGTTATAAATGGGCCGCTGGATATACGGCGAGGCCGTGGAACCGCCAGAACCGACTACCTACGAATGCCCGATTTGCGGACGCGAACTGACAGGCGGCTACGTTCTGTACTTTGACGATAACAACAACTGCATCGGGTGCGAGGGTTGCATCCACCCAAAATACGCAGAGGACTATTTTGAGAATTAAGGAGGACAATATGATCTCATTTGGAAACGAATACAAGGACGCGAAGGCCAACACCGGCGACTTCGTCAAGCTGCCTGCAGGCGGCTATGTAGCGCGGATTACCGCAGCCGAGTACAAACTGGAGGACAAGCCGTACCTGCTCTGCACTTATGACATCGCCGAGGGCGAGTACAAAGGCTACTACGACGATGACTTCGGGAAGGAGCACCCTTACGCGCATCAGTTTCGGCAGTACAACACGCCGAAATCAGCCGGAGCCTTCAAGGGGTTCCTGCGGAACATCGATATGTCGAACGGCACCAACTTCGTAAAGACCAGCGAGGAAACAAAGGCACTCAACGAGCAGGAACTGGTCGGCAAACTCATCGGCATCGTAATCGCTTATAAGGAACGCGCCAACGATCGCGGCGAGATCCGCGAGGTGTCGTTCGTCGACAAGTACCGCACCGTTGACGGCATCAGACAGGGCCGCTTCAAGGTGCCGGAACTGGTCAAGCTGCCGCAGCAGCCGAACACGCCTCCAGAAGGCTTCGAGAACGTGTCCGCTGACGACCTGCCCTTCTTCTAAAGAGGTGCAATATGCCTTATAAAGGAACGCACGGACAAAGCAGAACGCGGTTGTATAGATGCTGGCAGGATATGAAAACGCGGTGCAACTGCAAGGCCAACAAGTTTTACAACCGATACGGCGGTCGAGGTATAACGTACTGCGATGAATGGGAAACCTTTATACCGTTTTGGAACTGGGCTATCGCGAGCGGTTACCGTGATGATCTCACATTGGATCGTATCGACAATGACGGAAACTATTCACCTTCGAACTGTAAGTGGTCAACTCAACACGAACAGAGTATGAATAAAACCCACATTAAAGGATCAACAGGTGTTGTCGGTGTTAGATGGAAAGCGAACCGCTACCAAGCGGAATTTACCCGATATGGGAAACGTCACTACGTTGGAAGATTTAAGACCATTGAAGAAGCGGTAAACGCAAGAGAAAAGGCTCTAAAGGTTTACGAATGTTCATTATAGAGGATTCTCGCAATAAAAAGGGAAAACACGAGCAGAAACACAGGACGTTTGAGGCGCACGGAGATCGCGTAACTCGGTGCGCCCTGCCTGTGGGCGACTACGCCCTGTTCCCAGAGGTCGCGATCGACACGAAGGCGTCTATGCAGGAAATCGCCCAGAACATCGGCGGTACCACCGAAGAACACGAGCGGTTCCGTCGGGAACTCATAAAGGCCAAGGAGAACGGCTGCCACCTGTACGTCCTCATAGAGAACGACGAGAACATCCGCAACATAAACGACGTGCGTCGGTGGGTCAATCCTCGGCTGATAGATAGCGACCGCGCCATAACCGGCGAGCGACTCGCAAAGGCGATGCTCACGATGCAGGAACGCTACGGCGTGACCTTCCTGTTTTGTTCGCCGGAACAAGCAGCTGGAATGATCCATTACCTGCTGGAGAGGGGGATCTGATGGCATTTATAAAAATAGATCGCGACTTGTTCGACAGTCCGCTCTGGCTGGGCGAACCGTTTACAAAGGCGCAGGCCTGGGTAGATCTCATCGCGATGGCTAATTACGCTGAACGAACCAAGTTTTACAAGGGAACGTTCCAGAGGATAAAGCGCGGCCAGATCGTGACGAGCCACCAAGCGCTCGCAGACCGTTGGAAATGGAGCAGGCACAAGGTTTCGCGCTACCTGTGCACCTTAGAGCGCGCAGAGATGGTGACAACCGATAGTACAACACACGGCACACTTGTAACCATTGTAAATTACGCGGTTTACCAAGATGCTGGGAACAAAAAGCGCGCAACCAAGGAGCAACAAAAGGACGGCGCTGGAACGGCTGTGGAACGCTCGCGGAACACACAAGAAGAATATAAGCATAAAGAAATACCTTCGGTATATATACCCACGCGGGCGGACATCGCCGACTACGTTTCCGAGGAGGGCCTCCGGGCGGACCCGGATGCCATCTTCGACTACTACGAGAGCGTAGGCTGGGAGATCAACGGGAAGCCAATAAAGGACTGGCGGGCGGTGTGCCGGAGGTGGAAGCAGTACGAGGCGCCTAAGCCGGAGATGAGTCAAGAAGACCACGACGCGGAAGTGAACCGCCTGCTGGACATCCTGGAGCAAGGAGGAAATATCTATGACACGAC